GGTCATGCCGTTCTCGAGCACGGGACCGTCGGCCTGGAGGCCGGTGGCGGTGCCCTGGTCGAAGCCCATGCCGCCGTCGATGGCGGTCGGGGCGACCATCACGAAGGCTTTCTCCGCCATGAAGCGCGTGAGGGTCGGCTGGCCATCGCCGCCGTAGTGGTTGGTGCTGTTGTACATGCGGTCGTACAGCACCAGCGGCCCGACGCCGTAGCGGTTGAGGTAGGCGTTCACCGAGTCGATGAAGAACGGGATGCCGAGCTGGTTCGTGTTCGAGGTGACCTGCCCGCCGATGCCGGCGTAACCGGCGTTCGCGAGGCGCGTCTTGGTCGCGTTCTGCGCGAGCAGGTTCGTCAGCGCCTTGCGGCTGATGACCGTGAACGAGGAGTGGACGCCGATGTTCTGGTAGATGAGGTCGTCCCAGGCCAGGAGGTCGTCGAGGCCGTCGGCGGTCGCGGCCTGGTCCCACCTGTCGGTGAGGGTGAGCGCGATCTTCTGCGTACCCTCGAAGCCGTAGTCGACCTTGACGCTGCCGCCCGAGTTGGGGATGACGTACTCACCCGTGGTGAGCGCCTCCCAGCGCATCGCCTCGGCGCGGTCGAGGTAGCCGGTGACGAGCGCGTTAGCGAGGCGGTACGGCTCGCTGCGGGCGATGACCTCGGGGCCACTGCGCCCGTTGCGGAATATCTCGATGAGCTTGCGGACCTCGGACTCGATCATGCGGTACTTCTGACCGCCCTTGAGCAGCCCGTAGTCGCGCTCATCGAACGTTCCCAGGGGGCCGGTCGGGAGCGGCGAGTCAGGGCCGATGATCGCCGAGGCGACGGGGCGGAACTTCATCCGGCCCGTGGTTACGCGCCAGTCCTCCTGCTGGACGAACGGCAGGATGCGCTCACCGAGGCGTACCGGGTCGCGAATCTGGTCCTCGAAGCGGAAGCGGGCGAACGCCGCGATGTCCTCGGGGCGCAGGCCGTCGAACTGAGCGAAGTTGTAGCCAGCCATCAGTGGTAGTCCTCAGCGAAGCGGAAGCCGCGCTGCTTGAGCCCGGCAACGACAGCGGCCTCGAGGCCGATATCGGTGTTGTCAGCGGCCTTCGGGAGCCTGGCCCCGACGAAGCCGCCAGCGATCCAGATGCCGACGGGGGCTGCGCCGTTCACGAGGTCAACGGTGGCCTTGAGGATGCCGACCGCCTGCACGTCGTCGAACAGGTCGGCGATGCCGTCGGGCTCGTCACCCGCCGCGCCACCGCCGGTCGCGTCGGTGGGGTCGTCGAACACCTGCCACACGTCCTCGCCGGTCTTCTTGCAGATGACGGTACCGGCACGGAGGTAGATGTGGCCGTTGACGGCGGAGATGTCCGAGTCGTCGCTAGCGTTCTGCGCGACCAGTACGCCCCCGCTTTCGAGGCTCACCTGGTCGTTGCCGAAGGTGATGTTCACCGGGCTGTCACCGAACGACGCGAGCGTCCTCGGTCCCGGCCCGATGATGTGGGTCACTTCGTTAGCCATGCGTTACTCCTGGTATCTGGGCGCGTTCGCGGCCTCTCCTGGCCGCTTCGCCCCATTGGTCTGAGATCGCCTTCGGGTCGAAGGTCGACGCTCCCGTCCTCGACGGGGGCGTTCCGGGGCTGGGGAGGGGAGTGTCGCCGCTGGGCCTGGCGTCGTCGTAACGGGCGTACCAGGCGTCGTTGACGATGGTGTCGAAGTTGTGGCGCTTCTCGCCTTGGCGCAGCATGAGCTTGTCGCCGTCGAGCTCCAGCGAGTAACCGTCCATCGCCAGGTACGCCTTGTGACGCCTGACGAGCACGTCGTCGCCGAAGCGTTCCTTGAGCTTGTCGTCGATGAGGGCTTGCTGCTCTTGAGCGATGCGCTCCTCCAGGGTGGCGCGGACCTGATCGCGTTCGCTTTCCACCTGCTTCCGCGCCTGGCGTTCGCTCTCGACCTCGTTCTGGGCGGCCTTGAGGTCGTATTCGAGCTCGGCCTGGCGCTTCATCAGGCGGCGAACGAGGTCGTTGCCTTCCTTGATGACGTGCTCTAGGGCTACTTCGGCCTTGTCGCCGAAGCGGGCGAGGACTTCCCGCACCTCGCGGGGGTTGTAGCGTTCCTCGACCTTGGACTCGACGTAGCGCTTGCGCTCATCGGTGCCTCCGGCACCGCCACCTTCGGCGTCACCGGCCTGCTCTTGCAGGTAGGGCTTGATTGGCTCCAGCATCGTTCCTCTCTCCTGACGCGAGCCTCTGGCCGCGCCTCGCCCCGCTCGGGGCAGATGCATGGAGCGTATGAGTATGCGCTGTGGTTATGCAGGAAAGTCTACTCGATGGCGATGGGATTCCCGTCCTGGTCGGTGAGAACCCCGTCATCCTCGGTTCGTACTCTACCACTACGCGGTTTGACGGGTCGAAACAGGCTGATCAACCATGCGATGAAAGCGAGTAACCACCTCATGCCGCCGCCTCCCAGCGCACCTTGTCCTCAAGCGGGTGCTTATCCTCACGGGGTCGGCTCGGTGCGCTCCAACTGCGGCCCCTGACCTTGCCCGTCTCCTCCCACCCGGCGGCCCGCAGGCTGATGCCGGGTTCGGAAGCCAAGGTGTAGGTGATGACCCTGCGGTAACCGAGCGCCTTCGCCGCCCTGCGGGCCGCGCCGTACAACATGCTCGCCGCGTTCTTCGTGCCGTCGGTGCAGCAGCGTGTGACCTCAAGCGTGTAGCCGTCGTCGAGTGGCCTAGCGACCGGGCGGCCACAGGTGATGACACCGCGCATCACCTCATCCTCATCCACGACGGCGACACCGAACTTCCAGCCCTGCGGCGGCAGATGGTGTCGGTGGTGCTCGACGATGTACGCCTTGGCCTCGGCGAAACTCACTGGCTTGAGATGTAGTCGAACGTAGCGATCGGGGGGTTCCCTCATCACCCTGTCCTTCAAGTTGTAGTGGTTCCCACGCTACCACGCTCATATGACGTTCGTCTCCGAAGGCGGCTGCGCGGCGGCGACCCGAATCTCCTGGTCGGCCTCGGCCTTCATAAGGTCTTCTTCCATCGCCACCTCCAGGTTGTTGATGCGGCGCAGCTCCTCGAGGCGCATACGGAAGATGCGCTCGGCCTGCTGCTCCGTGTAGCCCTGGTCCATGAGCATCTGCCTGATGCTGTAAGCGTTCGAGTCCAAGAGGCCCTTCTTGTTCTGGTGCTCCTTGTCCTCGCTGATGGGCAGCTTCGGCTTGAGGGTCAGCGTCACGTCCCTCCCGAGGATGATGCTCGCCGCCCTGGACAGGGCAGGGTTGACGTGCTCGGTCGTCTCCGTGACCCGCTCTATCTGCGGGCCGTACAGCACCCGGAGCGTCTGCGCGGGGATGTCCTGCACCGGCCGTTCGTTGAGCTCGAGCACGCTCGTCCTAGTGACGGTCGCCAGGCTGTCAACGAGGTCCTTGAGACCCTCGAGGAACTGCCTCTGGTCGGCGGGGGAGGCTACCTGCATCTCGGGGCTGTTCTCGCCCACCTTGTTCTTCGCGTACCAGACGTTCACGCCACCCGCCGCGAGGATGGCCTTCGCCGCCTCCTCCCCGACGTTGGCGAGGAAGATCTGCCGGAACGACTCGTCCTCCAAAGCCTTGAGGAACTTCACCCTCAAAGCGTCGTACTGCTTGAATATCTCGATGCCGTCCAGCACATCCGACTGCTCGGGGATGGTGTCTTCCTCGCGGTTGGGAACGTACACCCACGGCATGTAAGGGAACGACGCCTGCCACCGGCCGTTCTCCAACTGCCTGCGTCGCCAGTCGTCGCCGCCGAAGCTCACGAAGTCCCTGCGCCACACGCGGGTACGCTCGTCGTCCCACTCGTACCAGCGGGCGACGTGGTAAGTCTCCTTATGCCCGCCCTGCACCTGCGGCTGGCGGCGCTCGAACGTCTGCATGACGAGCACGCCGCGCTCGCGCTCGGGGTCCTCGGTCATCATCACGCGCCGCGCGACGTGCGGCTTATGCACCCGGTAAGGCTTCACCTTGTCGTCCTCGAGCACTTGCAGCCACGCCGCCCCGAACCGGCTCAACCACCTGATGAGCCGCCTGGTATCGACGGGCGTGAACAGCGTGGCCGCCGCCTTGTCCTCCTGGCCGCCGCTCGTAGCCTTGATGCCCGACGCCATCGCCATCGTGACCGTCGAATTGATGATGGTCTTGGCGAAGTTGGTGCGTACCAGTAGGCGCTTGAGGGAGGCTAGGTCGCCCGTCTCGCCCTCGACCGCCTCGGGGAGCTTCACCTCGGCCTCGCGCTTGTAGTAGAGGTCTATCTCATCCCACGAGGCGCGGGTCGCCTCGTCGTGCGCGTGCGGGCTGTAAAGCTTGATCTCGTCGATGACCTGCGGGTCGGTGAGTGGCACCTAAGCCCTCCTGTACATGGAATAATCCGTCGGCGGACCGTGGCGTCTGCCGCCCATCGGCACGTAGGTGGCACCACCCTCGGCCTCCTCGCGTTCCTCCCAGAGCGCCTGAACGAACCCGTCCGCAAGGTTCGGTGAGCGGCCAAGCACCTCACGGAGCTTCTTCTTCGGGGTCACCAACAGCTTGCCGTTGCGGTACTCGGTGGCGTGCGCCATGAGCTCGGCCTTGAGCTCGGAGTTGGGCGGGCACACGACCTTGCCCTCGATGACCAGCCGCGACGCCCGCCAGAACGCGGCGGCCCGCTTGTTGTAGAACTCCGGCTCGTCCTCATCGTTCCACGCCTGCTCGGACGCCTTGAAGCGGTAAACGCGGCAGCCTTCGTCGTCGAGCCTGGTGCCGACCCCGGAGCCGACGCCGATCACGTCAACGACGTACTCGGGCTTCTTGCCGAACAGCAGGTAGGCTTGCCCCGCCACCTCGCGGTCGAGGCCCCTGCGGAGGTCCTTGGGGAAGTCGAAGACGTTGAGGTCGCCCATCTTCCACATCGGGTAGGCGAGCGGCACGTCGCCGCCCTCCTCGGCGGGGTCGAGGCCCACGCGGTCGTAGCCCCCGCGCTCGCGCTCCAGCTCGCGGATGATGCCTTGCTTGTTCATCTCCACCCAGCGCTCGAACATGCGGTCGATGAACGGGCCGGGGAACAGGCCCGCTTGTGATTCGAGCGGGAAGTGCCCCATGCGCGAGGAGAGGAAGCGCGAGTCGGGCCGGAAGACATGCAGCGGCGCGTCCCTATGGCCCAGGACGCGCAGGCGCTCGCCCCCGACCTCCACGTACTCGTCGAGGGTCGGCTTCGGGTCAGGTATCGAGTCCTGGTCCTCGGTGCCGACCAGGGGATGCAGGCGGTAGAGGAAATCGAAGAACTTGGGGTCGGGCTCGTTCCTGCCGGGCTCGAACTCGCCACGGTCGAGGCATTGCGCCTTGATGGCGCGATCGATGGTGACGTGCGAGATGGCCCCGCCCGGTATGACCTCCCTGCGCTCGATGACGTTGGGGTGGTCGAGTGACGAGATGCGGATGGTGGTGTACTCACCACTCTCTCGGCGCGGTCGGCGTACGGGCCGACCGGCTCGGTGGGGTTCCCGGCGACAACGATCTTGTTCGCCAGCCCCGACGCCATACCCTCGGCCGCGCGGTAGCGGGCCGCGTCCACGCCGGGGCCTTCATCGATGGTGATGAGCAGGTTGGTGGCGTGACGGCCCGCCGCGCCGTGCTGCTGCTCCTGCCCGACGCGCTTCGGGGGGGACAGCTTCTCAACGAACCAGTCGGGCCTCACCCGCCACAGCACAGACTTCTCGCTGTACTCGCCGGGCATCGCGTAGCCGTTGCGCTTGGCGGTGTCCATGAACTCGAGCGCCTGCGCCCACACGGTCGAATCGACGGTCGAGGAGTCGGGGGCGGTCATGATCCACCGCGCCCCCTGCGGCCTGCCCTCGTCGTCGGGCTGCGAGCCAACCGCGTCCATCCAGAACACGCCAAGGGCGGCCAGGAGATGGGTCTTGCCGACCGCGTTCGCCGCCTTCGCCAGCACGCGGGTACCGTTCACGACCGCCTCAAGGAGCCGGTTCTGGTCCTCGGTAAGCTGGTGGATGAACAGGATGTCATGGAAGTACGCCCAGGGGTCGCGTGCGTACTTCGCCCGCTCAGTTGGGTCCCACCCCGAGGTACTCGTCCCGCTGCCGCTCCTCCGCAGCAAGGCGAGGGACGCGGGATTCCGCAACGATCGGTGTGCGGTCCCACTCTTGGGCGATCTCGATGAGGAGTCGTTCGATAGCCTGGTCATCTGTCACCCCCATCCGCTTCAAGAACCGGGTGACGCGCTTCTTGGTGATCTCGCCGAACTTGGCGAGTAGCTGCTCGAAGGCGAACACGCTGAGGTGGGCTTCCTTCTCGTGCTTGATGATGGTGTCCACGAGGCCCTGGATGACCTTGAGGATGGTCACGCCGTAGGAGATGTCGCGGATCTTCACGGGCTTCTCGACCTTGAGGTCGTTCGCGAACTCGGTGCCCGCCTCGAGCATCTGCCTGGCCCGCTTCTCCCTCGCGCGTTCCACGCCCGCTTCCAGCACCTCGTGAAGCTGCTCGCGGTCCTTGGGCGGCACGCCGCCTAAGAGCTTGACGGCCTCCTCCACCGCCTCGATGCTGTAGAGGGGATGGTCGTGCAGGCCACGCCGCTTCTTGTCGAAGCTGGCGTACCACGCGAGCAGGGCCTCGGAGATGCTGCCGTACTCGTCGATGAAGTTCTTGAACAGAGCCCTGGCTGCCGCGAGCTCGGCTCTGAGGTCGAGCGGGTCGGGGTCGTCGAGGAACTGCGCGACCAGCTCGGCTATCACGGGGTTGAGGAGGGCGGCGTAGCGCTGCTCGCTGGCTGGCGTGTTACCGGCGTGGAGGCGGCAGCGGCCGTAGCCCTTGTGGTTGGTGCCCGAGCCGGCGCGGGAGTAGCAGTATTTCCACTTGCCCTCGTGCGGGCCTTGCTTCCACTTGCCGATACCGAGGCAGTAGTAGTCGGGCTCGCGACGGGGCGGCTTCTCGTCGAAGGCGTTGTCCTCGGGGTTGGGTGGATCGTAACGCTCGTGCTCGTCCAGGGAGGGCAGGAGCGTGCGGCGCGGCTTCATGCTGCTTGCCTTACAGGTTGTGGCCTCGCGTCGGCGCGAAAGTGCGAGGGCGGCGGGGATGGACATGGTGAGAGGAGGGTGGTATCTTCTGAGCAACACAACCTGAAAGGACAGGGTGACGAGGATGTGCCACGGGACCAGGCAACGGGAGATGGTGAACGTGGGGTGTCGCGCCCGACTTCGGTCGGGCGTGATGCTGAAGTGCTTACTCGCTGACTTACTGAGGCCAGCATGACCGGGGCTCTGCGGTTCGCCTACGCGGACCCACCGCACCTAGGCTGCAACTTTCGCCCGTGGCGTAGGCCACTTCGTCTATGGCTACAGAATGACAGGCGATACCGGGCTTCGACCCGTCAAGCGCAGAGTGCTAGACCACAATCGAGGGGACAGGGTGACATGGTTTACGTGGTAGAAACGAACGGCGAGACGGCATACATCCAGGCCAAGCCGCACAGGGCGCACTACGTGGCACAGGAACTCGCTGGCTGGCGCACCGAGCCAGGCGACGGCCCGCTGCCGAGGCGCGTCCCCAACCCCTACACCCTAACCCCCGTAGGCCGAGTCAAGCAGATTCGCGCCCATGCCCGCGCCAAGCGCCGCCTCGCGGAGAGGCGGCGCATCTTCGAGTCGTTGGCGGAGGGAGGTGAGGGATGAAGCTCAACATCACCAAGCGCGACGTGCTCGTGTTCGTCGGCACGACGCTGTTCTGGGTCGTCGTTCTAGCTGGCGCTGCCGCCGTTAGGGGCTGACGTGCGCGTCCTCGAGCTCTTCAGTGGCACTGCGACCCTCTCCCGCATAGCTCGGGAGCGCGGCCACGAGGTGTTCACGGTGGACCTCTACGAGCCGGCGGACCTCCAGGCCGACGTGCTCGACCTCACCGCAGGCGATCTGCTCGACGCGACCGGGTGGGACCACATCGACATGCTGTGGGCCAGCCCCATCTGCACGGGCTTCTCGGTGGCGAGCATCGGCAGGTCGTGGCACCACCCCGAACCCGGCGTGTACCTACCCAAGTCCGAGTCGGCGCGGCTGTCGTTAGCGCTGCTCGAGCACACCGTGCAGCTCATCCGCGACCTCCAGCCGACGACTTGGTACATCGAGAACCCTCGCGGCATGGCGCGGAAGATGCGCTGCGTCCAAGGGCTCGACCGGGCCACGGTGACGCTCTGCCAGTACGGCGACAAGCGCATGAAGCCGACGGACGTATGGCACCACTCGTCGGCGTGGAAGCCGCGCCCGGCGTGCCGCAACGGCGACCCCTGCCACGAGGCCGCGCCAAGGGGTGCGAGGACTGGCACGCAGGGCATCAAGGGGGCGCTCGCCAGGGCGAAGCTGCCCGAGGAGTTGTGTCGCGAGGTCATCGAGGCGAGCGAGGCAGTGCTGCTGGCGAGGGCCGCGTGACCCGCACCATCCCCTGGCCGTCCGACCTCGTGTGGGCGCTCGTCCAGCACGGCGGCACCCACCTGGGCGGCGTCACGCACGCCGTAGCCGACCGGCTCTGCCGCGAGGCCGCCGACCGCTGCGCCCGCTCCAGGCGCACGAGTGAGGCGCTGGGCAAGGTGCTCGGGAGCGGTCGCTACTCGACACGGCTCAGGAACGAGCTCATCGAGTGGTTCAACGAGGAGATCGAGTACCGGCGCGGCGTGCTCGACGGCGTGCTACCCCTCGCCCTGGCATTGACGGCGGCCGTGCGACGCGACGAGGAGCTGTGGCAGCGCTTCGACGACTTCCGCTTCTCCGAGACCGTGCAGAAGGCGATCAGCGACCAGATGTTCGACCGGGAGTTCGGGGCGTGAGGGTCATCAGCCTGTTCTCCGGCACTGGGGCGTTCGAGCTGGGCTTCGAGCGCAACGGCTTCCGCGTCGTCGGCCAATGCGAGTTCGATCAGCACGCGCAGGCCGTCTTGAAGCGCCACTGGCCCGACGTTCCACTGCACGCCGACATCAAGACGCTCGAGGGCGACGCCTTCGGACCCGCCGAGGTCGTGGTGTGGGGAAGCCCATGCCAGGGCCTGTCTCTGGCTGGCCGCAGGGCTGGCCTCGAGGACGAGCGCTCGGGCCTGTTCACCGAGGGCATCAGGTTCATCAGGGAGTTGCGACATGCCACCGACGACCAGTACCCCCGCTTCTCCGTCTGGGAGAACGTTCCCGGCGCACTCAGCTCCGCTGCCGGTCGCGATTTCAGAGCCGTCCTCGAAGCGTTCATCGAGGCCGAGGTTCCAATGCCTCGATCTGGCAAGTGGGCCAACGCCGGAGTGGTCAGAGGGAACGGCCGCGAGGTGGCCTGGCGCGTCCTTGACAGCCAACATTTCGGAGTGGCCCAACGACGCCGCCGCGTGTTCGTTGTCACAGATTTTGGAGGCCACGGTGCCGCCGAAATACTTTTTGAGCGCGAAGGCGTGCCAGGGCATCCTCCGCAGGGCCGAGCGCCGGGGGAGGGCATTACCGGAGCCCTTACGGGTGGCGCTGGAAGCAGCAGCGCGGGCAACCCCGACGACAACAGGGCGCAAGCAGGCTTCCTGATTCCCGAGGTCATGCCGACCATGCGGAGCGGCGGGGCGAACGATACGAAAAGCAAGGGGCAAGTCAGCGGCGACACTCGAGACGAGTACATCGTGCCCGTCGCGATCGCGTCGACCGACACGCACCCGACGCTGAACGCCGCGCACGGCGGGAAGGATGCCGGACCCGCTGGCCTAGTGCCCGTCGCGTTCGCGCTCAGGGGCCGCGAAGACGGTGCCATGCCCGAGGTAAGCGGCGACAAGGCATCCGCGCTGCGCGGAGCGGCGGGAGGCAGCAGCCGCGACATGGTCGCGTTCGCCGCCACGGACTACAACACCGGCAGCTTCGCGCAGACGGAACACGCGGGGCCACTCACGGCTACGGAGGACCGCA